TTCGCGCCAACAAGCGCAATCACTGACAATGGCACATTCAACCTGACTGGTGTGCTGGACATCAGCAATGGTGGAACAGGCGCTACAACGGCTGTAGCAGCCCTTAGCAACCTCGGCGGCATCACCACTGACGCACTGTCTGGGTACGCTTCTACGAGCCAGTTGGCGGCCTATCAGCCTGCACTTACGACGGCTGCTCCGCTTGCGATTAACAAGGGTGGAACTGGGGCAATCACCGGCGATGATGCACTGAAAAACCTTGGCAGTTCATTGCATTATGTGACACTGCGGACAGGAAACGCACAGACGCCATTGGCTGTATCTGGATCATATACGGCAACATGGTCTACAGGATCAACAACAGTGACCTTAGCAACTGGAGACACATCACTGTTTTCGCAAGGTAACACCTTTGGCGCTGGAGGACTTGCTGGCACAGCAATTGTCTCGATCACAAATTCAACTCAATTTGTCGTCAACGCAAGCCCATCCACAACGCAAGCAACGGCGGCTGCTATTACGGTTTTTGCAACCACGCCAACGACATTTACGTATGCCCCAGGGGTACAACCGCCAAATGATGGCTATTCAACAGTTGTTGGTGACGTTATTGCATTTAGCTCTCAAACGCCAACTCCAACAAATGGGCCTTGGGTATGCACTGTTGCAGGTGATGTAGGAGTATCGCAGGTAATGACAAGGCCAGCTTGGTTTACTGGCTCCGCTGCGCCAATTCTGGTGCAGTCTTTAAAGGGCAATACCGCACAAGGCAACATCACTGCAATTACTTCAGCAACTGGCAGCAATAATGACATTCAAGTTGGATTGCAGGGGCTTGGGTCGCATTTGATTTACCAGCGCGGGACTGTTCCAACGCTAACTTCAAACACATTCAGTGGTCGTCAAACATTTGCGGCAAACACTGCAAGTGTAAATCCAGTTAGCTTTAGCACGGCAGCGGCTACATTGCTGTCCACGCGCCAGCTTGGTGCGATTGAGTGGGATAACCGCCAGCTCTACATCACTTCGTCCACGCAGTTTGCTTTGCTTAACCGCAACCCAATTGCTACGGCTACGGTGCTGATCAACGCGCAGACTGACACTACCTACACGGTTACGGATATTGCAGGCGGCTCGGATGCAGGTAAGCTGATTACCGCAAGCAATGCTTCGCCGATTACGATTAGCATCCCAACGGACGCTACGGCTAATGCCAACTTCCCTATCGGCACACAAATCCTTGTGATGCAGCTTGGCGCTGGTCAAGTGACAGTTTCGGCGGTTACTCCGGGGACGACTGCTGTAAACGGCAAGAACGGTTTAAAGACTTCTGGACAATACGCAATCATTTCGCTAATCAAAGTGGCTGCAAATAGCTGGATCGTTGGCGGCGATGCAACAACGTAATTTATGTTAGCTCTACTTGGAAGCCTTAAAAAAGCCGGAGTTACTCCTCCGCCAGATCCTAACCTGATAACCAATTCACTTAGGTTTCGTAGAGCTGCATCTGCAAATTTAACAAGAACATTTGGCACGCCAACAAATGCAAGCGTGTACACTTGGTCGGGATGGGTAAAGCGAGGTCTGGTGCCAGTACCCACTTCGACCCAATCACTGTTTTCGGCAACAAATACAAGTTTTCAATTTTTTACATCTAGCTTTGAGGAGCGGCTTTCATTGATTCTCAACGGAACAACCGCAATTACCACAACGGCTATATTTAGAGATACTTCTGCTTGGTATCATATTGTTTATGCTCAAAATGAAGCAACTCAAACAATTTATGTAAATGGAGATGTAGTTGGCACTGGAACAACTGCAAACACTGTTTTTAACACTGCAATTGCCCATCAGCTTGGGGGAAACACTATTTCTCCCACAAACAATTACTTTGATGGCTATCTTACGGAAGTTAATTTTATTGATGGCCAAGCATTAACTCCAACTTCTTTTGGGGAAATTAACTCCACAACCGGAGTATGGTCGCCAAAACAGTACACAGGAACCTACGGAAACAATGGGTTTAGGTTGCGCTTTAATAGCACATCTTCTTTGCCTGCATTAACCGCAGACAGCTCTGGAAATAACAATAATTGGACTGCTACAAATGTTAGCCTAACTTCTGGGGTAACATACGACAGCATGATTGATGTTCCTGTAAATTACAGTGACAGCGGAAATGGCAGGGGAAATTATGCGGTGCTAGATTTTTTAAATCCAGCAACCACAGCTACGTTGTCCTCTGGAAACTTACAAACAACATCTGTTGCTGCTCAAAATATTATTGGCAGCATGTCTATGGACAGCGGAAGTTGGTATTGGGAAATTGCCTACAGTGCAGCAACGGAATCTCAGCTTGTTGGCGTTTACAAAACTGCCGCAACAACTGCATCCATTACTCCAACAACCAATGTAATTGGGCTGCGTTTTAACGCAGATACTGGAGAACTAGATTATACAGTTGATGGGTCGGCATACATATCTATTGCTACAGGACTTACTGGCGGCGGATACTTTCCGTATGCTGGGTCTTTAACAAACGCAAAAATTATTTATGCCAACTTTGGCCAGCGTCCATTTGCGTATACCAGACCTGTTGGATTTAATGCGCTTAACACAAACAACCTTGCGAATCCAGTAATTGTAAATCCAGCAAATTATATAGCTGCTACAATTTACACTGGCACAGCTAATGCGCTATCGGTGTTAAATAACACAAACGGCGTGTCATTTCAACCAAATTTAGTGTGGATTAAAAATCGTGCGAGTGCAAATCATGCTTTGTTTGATTCCATAAGAGGCGCAACAAATTACATTTCATCTAACACAACCGCAATTCAAGTTGCTAATGCTACCACATTAACGTCATTTACTGCAAATGGATTTGATCTTGGCACAAACACAACGCTGGTTAACGCACTTAACAATAATTATGTAGCTTGGCAGTGGAGAAAAAGCGTTACATCAGGAATGGACATTGTTTCATACACAGGAACTGGCGCAAATAACACAATTGCCCATAATTTAAATGCTGTTCCCGCAATGATTATTATAAAACAGTTAACTGGAAGTACAAGCAATTGGCAGGTATATCATACCTCAATTCCAGCTACAGACAGCATACAACTTAATTTAACCAATCCAGCAGCGCCAAACTCAACGGTGTGGAACAATACAGCTCCAACTTCTAGCAGCTTTAGCATTGGCTCGTCTTCTGATGTAAATTCTTTAAACGAAAATTACATTGCATATTGTTTTTCTGAAATTTCTAACTTTAGTAAATTTGGTATATATCAAGGCAATGGTTCTTCAAACGGACCAATTGTTAATTGCAATTTTACTCCTAAAATAGTATTAGTAAAAAGACTTGACTCAGGCGCAGAGCATTGGTATCTTTATGATTCATCTAGACAAATAAATACAAGACGCTCTCTTAGACCAAGTGCAATTTTTACTGAAGACTCAACTGGTGTTGTTGATATTTATTCAAATAAGTTTAAAATAAGAACCAATTTTTTTCCAAATACAACTGGCGGTAGTTATATTTTTGCAGCTTTTGCAGAAACCCCATTTAAGTATGCGCTAGCCAAATTTTAACACATGGCACACTTTGCTGAAATTATCGACGGTGTAGTGCAGCGAGTTATCGTTGCGGAACAAGACTTTATTGACTCTATTCCCGGTCAATGGGTTCAGACTAGCTACAACACACACGCTGGGCAACATCCAGAAGGCCGTCCTTTACGCAAGAACTATGCTGGTATTGGCCATGTCTACGACAGTGTGCGAGATGCCTTCTATGCGCCCCAACCACATCCTTCGTGGACGCTCGATGAAGAGACATGTTTCTGGAATCCACCAACACCGTATCCAGCGGATGGCAATGCATATGCATGGAACGAAGAGTCCCTGTCTTGGGTTGCTGTTTCTTAATTTATGCCAAGAAAATCCGTATCCCTAGCAGTTGGTCGCGGCGAAAAGCTGCCTGTGTCTAAAGGCGCAGGTCTGACAGCCAAAGGACGCGCCAAGTACAATCGAGCCACTGGCAGCAACCTCAAAGCTCCTGCACCTAACCCAAAGACAAAAGCTGACGCTGGACGCAAGAAGTCATTCTGTGCTAGGATGGCTGGTGTCGTAGCCAAGGCTAAAGGCCCAGCAGAACGGGCTAGAGCAAGCATGAGACGCTGGAAGTGCTAATATGAAAAAAGGACTCTACTCCAACATCCACGCCAAGCGCGAGCGTATCGCTGCTGGCAGCAAGGAGCGTATGCGGAAGCCCGGATCAAAGGGTGCGCCAACCGCAAAGGCGTTTAGACAATCGGCCAAGACAGCTAAAAAGAAGTAAGTATGGACGAGTTTGTCACCAAAGTTCTTACTCACATTTTTGATCAAGGCTTAACGGTGTCGCTCCTAGCACTGGCGCTGTATTATCTGCACAGTAAACTAAACAAACTAGAAGTAAAGATCTCGGAGTGCGAGCAAGATAGGCTCAAGCTTTGGGAACGAATTGCCCAACTCCACGACTGATTATGAAAGAATACCTCAAACAACCATCTACTTGGCTTGGACTTCTTAAGTGGGTTCTGGCCGGATTTGGAGTAAAGACTGGTCACGTTGACGCTGTAGGCGCTGCTGCGCTAACCATCATTGGCACATACGACATTATCCGTAACGAGAAACGGTGATTGACGAACGGTCAGCCAAGCACATCTTAACCTTGCTCCCTGAAGTGCAGGGTGCATTTACGGCTTTTTTGCTCGATGCTAAAGAGTTGGCAGCCAAAGACGGCTTGGATTACAAAGTTATCTGCGGCACCCGATCATGGGATGAACAGGCTGCACTGTACGCCAAGGGGCGCACGGCTCCGGGGCCAAAGGTGACTAATGCCAAGCCAGGATCAAGCATGCACAACTTTGGACTCGCCATCGACTGTGGCGTGTTCAAGGGCAAAGTGTACATGGATGGCAGCACACCCGCTGACGCGAAGCTCGCTGACCTTATGCATAAACACGCCTCCACGCTCTGCGCCAAGCACAAGCTCCGTTGGGGTGGCAACTTCAAGTCTATTTACGATGCGCCTCATTTTGAGTATGATACTCCTTATTCTCTTGCTGATCTGCGTGTTCGCCGGGCCAAGGGACAATCCTTAATCGCCTAACTCTATGAAATCGATGAAAGCAATGCTGGCCATCCTTGGTGGCCCTATGGGCGGCAAAAGCCGCTCCTGTCCCGAATGCGATTCCCCAATGGAGTCTGACGGCACTTGTTCCGAGTGCGGTTACGGCGAAGAGGAAGAGTACGAGGGAGAAGAAGAAGGCGAAGATGAAGGTCATATGGAGCGCATGGTTGAACTGCGTGACGACCTCCAGCGGGTTGTAGACAAACTTAGTAAGCTCATTTCCTAATGGCAGAAGAACTTCAAGCTGAAGGTGATGACATGTTTATTGGCTTTGCCAGTAGGCTCGACCCTGCCAACTTGAAGCCCGGCATGTTACAGGCCAGCTTTAACACTCGCTTGCAGCGCGGCATTGCCCAACCTCGTAAAGGAACCAAGCGTCTTACGGATAATGATCTTATCAACCTGACGATGGTTGGATCGGGCCTGTACGTTGACGACGCGGGGCATGACAACATCGTGCTGGTATTCACCGACAGGATGTACTTATACAAGCCTGCTCAAGGTTCAAATCCTGAAGATTTAAGCCAAGCATTTCTATTTCCTGCCAACAGAACAATTGCCGTAGGTGGTATCTGTGATGTCGTTACAGCACTCAATAAGGTCTACATCTTTCGAGGCAAGTACGATAAAACGACATTCGCAGCCAGTGCGTCAAACCCAAGTATTGCTGCTGGAGGCACAGGGACGATCACAATCACCACTGTTGGCAATCATGGCTATTCCAACAACGACGAAGTTACTATCGGGCGCACAGTTGGCAGTGACGCGCCGGGGCAGGCGGTTACTAACAACTACGTCATCACGGTTACTGGCCCAACCACGTTTACGTTTCAGTACACCAACAACACGGCATCAACTTACATTGCTCAAACTGGCCAATCGGGATGGACAGCTCGACGCGGCAAACCGCCGCTAATATGGGAAGATGGGCAGGCAACACTTTCATTTGCACAGCAGAAGTTCACGATAGACGGAACTACAGTTACAGGAATTACGGAGTCTGTGCCTTGCGCTGACTTTGGGCTGTACTTCCAGAATAGGCTCATTCTCAAGTACGGCGACTACCAGATGTTGGTGAGCGACATCTTAAGTGAACAGTGCGACACGACGCTCAATAATTTCATCATCAACACTGGTGGAAATGACTCGATTGTGGGGGTGTTGCCTTGGGTGCAGGACCAGTTCTTGGTCTTTATGACTAAGAGTATTTATGTTGTCTACGTCGAGACTGACAACTTCGCTACTGATTCACCGCCGGGGGCGCAGAGCAGCACAACGGTAGTGACAACTGAAATTGGATGTCTAGCTAGACGCTCAATTGTGTCTGCTGGCCAGTTCGTCTTTTTCTTGTCTGCCAACGGTGTACACATGCTAACGCCACAGCTTGACTTGAAGCTGCTAGGCAACACGCTGCCACTCAGTGAACCAATCGCAGACTTCTTTGACACAGTAAACTACGACACTGTTCAAAACTCAGTTGCGACTTACTTCAATAACCGCTTTTACATTGCCATGCCTACTGGCACGGCGACGAGGAACGACAAGATCCTAGTCTACAACACACTTAACCAAGCGTGGGAGTCAATTGACTATTATCCGACTGGGTTGTTCCAAGACAACTTTATCTTGTCTGCGTATATCAATCAGCGCAGGTTAATGATTATCACTAACTTTGCTGGATCAACTCAATATGGTGGCGTGTTTTTAACTGAAGAACAAGTTGAAGGCGACGAGTTTAACACATCTGATGTAACGCCATTATTGCCATTTAACTTATTTCCTGCATCTCTTCAGCCAAATGGCGAGCCAGTTAAGACTGAATCCACAATTGCTACTACTCAAAACTTTATTCATATTCCTGCATCTATAAAGACTAGAGAGTATGCGTTTGGTGGAACTTCTGAAAAACGGTTTAGCCGAGGAGAATTTACCTTCAATAACGTACAAAATGATTTTGTGCAGATTGATGCAACCACTTACGATCCAGACTCTACTGAAACAGTGTTAAGGTACAGTTTTAGTGGCACTACGGATGGCACGTTGCGCCCACGCATTGCAGCCCGAGGAACGTCGATTGCCTGCACTGTAAATTTCGTTGTTGGAAGACCATCCTTGAAAAGTACGGCTGTTTATGCTATAGCCGCTAATAGACCAATGATCTCGCAGGAATAACCTTATGCCAGCTCAACAAATTCAAAAGGGAACAACTTACGCAGACTTTCCAGCGGCGAACTCGCAGGTTACTGCTAACAACCTCAACGACCACGTTGATCAGGCTGTATTGTTGCCCGGTGCCATTTCAGCTCAAAACTCATCCACTCCACAAGTGGGCGATTTTGTTATCGCTGAACGTACAGGATCGCTTTTTAAATATACGCTTGAAAGTATAAGGACGTTGTTTTCTGCCGTTTTTGTGCAGCTTACAGGTGGCACCATGACTGGGCCGCTTATTCTGAATAACAGCACACCAGCAACATCCGCTACAGCAGCCAGTAAAGGCTACGTTGACTCTACGGCTGCCAGCGCAGCTGCCAGCGCAGTTGCACTTAGAGTGCCGTCAGGCACAATTGTAATGTGGGGAACAACTTCTCCTCCAAGTGGGTGGATTCAATGCGGAGGACAATCTACTTCTGGTTATCCAGCTCTTGCCGCTCTGTTTGGCTCAACAGTGCCAGATCTTCGTGGTGAGTTTGTTCGTGGATTTGACAATGGAAAGGGCATTGACCCCGGACGTGGGATTCGGACTTCTCAAGGCCAGGACATCCAGCCGCACACACATTTATCCAACTGTATTGGGTTTGCAAACCCACAGATTAACTGGCAGGGGACGGGAGGTCTGGCTTACAATAACTCTAACAATACACAAACAGGAAGTGCTGGCGGCACTGAAACCCGCCCCCGCAACGTGGCCTTGATGTTCATAGTCAAAACCTAATGACAGTCCAAGACTGGGAACAACTTGTCGATACACTATATGAACAATGCCGAAATCATCTACAGCTTCTTGGACAAGTCTCCCGAGATGACGTTGACGGATATCTCAGCTTTTATGGTGTCCATGACAGTATTTATGTGGCTCGCCGCAACGGCATCATCACG